GTTTCTTGAAACTATTATGTTAGTTGTTATTGTGCTGGCACTCTCAAACGTGTGTCTGGCCTTAATGCTAATTAGGTTGTATGGTGGATTAAGACTCGTCCCCATAGCGCTGCGTTACGCGGCGTTAATTTATGAGTTTGTTTGGTGTGTTTTCAAGCGGGGATTAACCGTCTTGATTTGTCCGGTTTATTGGCCTTGCCGTTGGGTCGTGAACCTGGGGATACGCAACCTAGTGTTTCTCATTAGGAAACTGCAGATCCTCAACCATAGTGTATACGGGCGTTACTGGCTTGCTGCTAGCATGCCAAGTGATGCTGATGTACAAGTGTTAGCCGGCGATGTTGTTGCAGAACATGAGCAAGTCTGCATCAAGCATCAGAAGGCGTATCGGGTTGGTCGTGTTGCTCGTTCTACTCTGAAGTTCGATCGATACACCAATCCACATGATACTGCCACGCGCCAGCTAGCCGAATCAATGTGCTGGCAGTTACTCAATGATCCTGAGATCTGCCCAGACATGCGTCGCTGCGATGCTGTCTATTTGCACCCAATGGCCGTTGAAGTCTGCATGACACCGTCACGGCAGGAGTTGCTCGCCTATGCAGCGAGTCAAACTACTACCGTGTTCGCACGCTTCAATGAAATTCGCAAGGAACGTCGGGTTTACGTTCCTTATGATGGCCCCTTCGGGGCCATCTTGGCCTATGTTGGCATCCGGCGCAGTGTTATAGCTGTGCCGGCTGTTGACTATCGGCCAAATTTTTGAGTCGTCTGTGTGGAGGCCAGGTGTTGGGGACAAGTTCTAAGTTGTCCCATCTCAACCTCACCGTGGTTCCACCCAGACGTCCACGCTGCCCCAAACCATATATTGGCGTTCTTTCAGGATGGGGATCTTCAGCGTTTTTTGGGTGTTTCACTAACACCCTTGAGAATGCCAAGTGCGCATTATTAGAGCGTGTTTACTACCATAGTGTTGGGTCGGAGTTTGCTCCTCCAATGATCCCACGTGTTAGTGATGTCTATGATGGGCTTCGCGAAGTCACGCGGTTCTTTAGGTCCGTCGTCAGAGTTACCGCCCCTGTGGACATACTTGCTTACCCCAAGTTGTCATACACTGGCCGCAAACTGGCGATTTATCAGAGAGCTGCTGAACTCGTCCATCGTAGGGGTGTGAGCCGTCGTGACGCTCACCTCAAGTCGTTTGTTAAGGTGGAGAAAATCCAGCTTAAGCCGAAGCGCCTTGTGCCGAGGATTATACAACCTCGCGCCCCTGAGTATAACGTCGCGGTGGGACGTTATATTAAGCATCTTGAACACGCGATATATGGACATATCAACGATATGTTCGACCATATGGTCAATCGACATATGGGAGGCCCAACGGTAATGAAGGGCCTCAACTGTTTCCAACAAGCCCAAGCCATGCGCAACGCTTGGGACAGCTTCGCGCAACCAACAGCTATAATGTTGGATGCTGTGCGATTTGATCAGCATGTTTCTAGGCCAATGTTGGAGTGGGAACACTCCATCTATGGTCTGTTTTATCGTGGTCGCGATAGGGCTGACTTAATGAAACTGCTATTGTATCAACTGCATAACGTTGGTAGAGTAGACACCGCGGAAGGCACCATCAAGTACGAGGTTGATGGTTGTCGCATGTCTGGTGACATGAATACAGCGATGGGCAATTGTCTAATCATGAGCTCATGCGTTTATTCGTTGCTCCGGAAACTATGCATTCGCGGTCATCTATTTAACAATGGCGACGACTGTTGCATACTTGTTGAGAATCGTGACGCTAAAACTTTGACTGACGCCGTTAAACCTTTCTTTGAACAGTTGGGTTTCATCATTGATGTTGAGGGTACGACCCACATCTTTGAAGAAATTTCTTTTTGCCAGACCCATCCAGTTTATGATGGTTCACTCTGGCGCATGGTGCGTGATCCCCGCCTCGTGCTAAGTAAAGATACAACCATACTGAAGAAGTGGTCTAAGCGTGAGTGGTCTGCTTATTGGGTGGCTCTAGGAAAGTGCGGTCTTGCATTGACTTACGGGCTACCCATTTTCCAGAGCTTTTACTCCGCAATGTTAAAGTTTGGCGATGGTGAGGAGTTTTCAGAGGGACTCCTTCGCCATGTTGGTGGAGCCATTACTGAGAGTGGTATGTGGCAAATGTCGCGCGGGTTGGACACTAGGGTCAGTGAAATCACTCCATCCGCGCGGGCCTCTTTTGCACTGGCCTTTAAGACTTTGCCTCAGGTTCAATACTACTTTGAGGAATACTTCAACCAAATCACCCCGTGTGGGAATCGTATGGATTTCCACCCTGAGCGTAGAATTCATTACTAATTGGGTCACACCTTAATTACCCAAAACGGTGGCATAGCCTTAATTTAACCGTACCAAGACGCAAGTCGTAGAGTCTAGAGACTGCACGGGTAACGATTGTGAGTGTGATGAACAGTCCCCGTTTTCATGTCGGGCACCCAATACAACATGAAGTCGAGCAAAAGTAAAATGTCTAAATCAACCAAATCCAAGTCTCAATCAGTGGACCGCACTATCGCACCCGTGTCTTACGGTGTGCGTGCTGTGGCTACAGGCCCTCGCATTAATGGAAGCGATCGTATCGTCATTCACCGTCGTGAGTTCGTTGGAACCGCGACCAATGGCGCAGTAACCGGATTCGCACTTACGTCTATAAGTGCGGCCACACCTGGCTATGATCTAAATCCGTCTTGTTCTGATCTCTTCCCCTGGCTCTCGCGTATCGCACCTTGTTATGAGCGTTTTCGGTTCAACAAGGTCAAGTTTCACTTCATACCATCTTCACCCACAAGCCAAGCTGGCAGGTTTTACGCCGCTATTGACTATGACTTTGACGACTTGGTCGCTAGTACCAAGTCCGAGCTCATGGGCAACATAAGTAGCGTTGAGGCCGCCGTTTGGCAGGAGTGTGAGTTGGTGTGCAACCCAAATGCCCTGAATCGTGATCTTCCCTACCGGTATGTATCAGCTACTGGCAGGTCCACGTACATCGAACAACGTACCTCTTATTCAGGGTTCATGATGTGTGCGTTCGACACACCTACGACCAATTTGCTCATGGATGTTTGGGTTGAATATGAAGTTGAACTTGTAACACCTGTTAACGATCCTGTCCAGGTTCAAACCGGCTACGCTAATGCCGGTAATGCCCCAGCAGCAACTGCAGTCACCACCGCCGTTGGAACAGGTTTCCTCGGACTCCCAGTGCCCAATGTCAATCTTAATCCCACTCCGTCGAGTCCGATCAAGGTTGTGCGCGCGGGTTATTTGGGCGTCCCTCTCATGACCTTCGGATTCGGAGGTACAACCGGTAGTGTTAACTATGCACTAGACGTGTCTGGCGCGCAAGGCAAGGGCAAGTTGGATCTTTCAACTGCCTTCTCTGTCACCGGCCTCACACCTGCCACCATCCTCAATAATGTGAATGTTACTGATGTTGAGTGGTATGCATTTGATAACGCTGGAACTTGGCAAGGATCTATTACCAAGTCTCCTACTATCTTTAAGCCTGACACATTCTCCAATGTGATCGGGTGTACAACCGGTGAAGTGAGTGTTGCTAGCAAGTTTGTCGAGTCCCTTGTCACACTTGCTTTGGATACCGCTGTCCAGGCTGTGCCAACACTGAGATACTTAGTACCAATCATTTACAACAACAACGCTGCGTTTGGTGCCGGGTTCTCAGCCTTTGGTCTTGAGTACCGCAAATCTGTTTGATAAGACAGAAATATACAGTTTTATTTACAGGCAATAATGCCCTGAGCATTATCATTCGCCGGAAAGTTAAACCAAAA